TATCTAGAACAGACGCAACATTTGGAGATACAATCAACCAGTTACCCATACCACGACCAGTCTGTAGACCAATTGTGTTAGCTTCCTTGTTGATTTGTAGTAACATACCTTTCACTTTCTCAGCAGCCCAACGACCATCTGAATCAGCAACAAAGTCATATGCACCAGCAGTAGCACCAGGTTTTGCTTGTGAGTTAATTGTAAGAACAATCTCACGATTAATTTCATTCAAGATTTCAGCAGATAAGATATTAGCTAATTCAGTCTCGGCATCTAAACCGTGAATTGCTTTTAAATCTTGTGCTAATTCAGTTGAATACTTAGCTTTCAATGCTCTAGAACCAGCTGTTACACTAGTTTTCTCAATTGAGAATGACATTTCAGCATAGTCTCCACCTGCCGCTGCACCCAAACCTGCTGGATGAGCTTCAGAACCTAATATCTCTGCTGCACCAGTAGCCATATCACCAGAATGAGTTTCATCTGGAGCTGCTGCTGCACCACCTAAACCTGAAAGTGCTTCAGTAGGTGATACTTCTTGACCTTGCTCGTGACCATACCAAGTCTTCATAGCGAAGATAAGTCCAGTAGGACCTGTCATCGGTTGAACACCAACAGTGTCATAAGCCATTAGTTGTGGCATTGTTCTACGAACTAGTGAAATTAGGATTGGATCCCAATTGTCAACACCAGCACCAGTAACGTTCGCTTCTGCAAGTGATAGTTTCTGGTTCTCTAATAGACGTGTCGTAACGCCTTTAATATGTGCATCCGTTATCTCTGGCAAACCATCTGCTTCAAGAACCGGAGCCCACTTCTCTTTAATTTCTTCAGTTAAATACATATTTTTCTCCTTTTTGTATATTCTTATTTATGAAAATTTAGAAATTGTAGCTAAGATTGCGTCTATCTCAGCTGAAACAGTTGCTTTCTTTTTCTTACTTGTTGTTGTTTCATCTATGAGTTCAGCTTTCTTATCTTCAGATGGGAAGTAGTTCTCTACTAAAGTAGATACCGATTTCCTATATTCATCTTCTGATTTGTAGTCAATGTCTTCTGCAAGTACACGAATCTTCTCTACCTGAGTAGATGCTAATTCGCCTGTTGCTTCAGTAAAGACTGTTGCTTTCTTCATTTCTGAAATGTCTTTAGATAACTCAATCTTGGAATTAATCTCTTCGTTTAACTTAGATTCTAATTCTTCAATCTTATCAGCTTGTTCACCAATTACATCATATTTCTCTGCTGGAACATCTATATAGTGACTTTCAAACAATGTTTTAAGTCCACTAACAAACTCTTCAGTGACTTCAGTCTTAAGACCTTGTTCAACAACTAGTTTATTATCCTGCATCCATTCAGTAATTACGTAGTCTAAATAACCATCAACTTTTTCTACCATATCTTCAGTGAATGTTTCCATTCTATCTTCTATAGTACCAGAGACAGATTCCTCTATCTTCTTAGCTTCAGATTTGACGTGTGACTTAACAGCTGCTTCGAAAATTGTAGTTGCTTTAGTCTTAAACTCTTCAGAAAGATCTTCGCCGTTAAATAAAGCATCTACGTCTTCAGTAACATCGATTTCAATCTCTGCTTCTTCTTTGACCTTTTGCTTCTTGGTAGCGACTTTTACTTCTTCTTCTTCTTCCTCTTCCTCTTCGTCACCATCGTCTTCGTCTTCGTCTTCGTCTTCGAATACTTCGGCTTCCGCCTCGTTATCACCTTTAATTTTTTTCTTCTTTAACTTGGTAGCAGTAGGCGCCGATGCTTCTGCAACAGTTTCAACTTCAGCTTCTTCAGCCATAGCTTCTAATGTGCCGTCTTCTAGCAACGCTTCTGCTTCTTCTACAGTAAGTTCCATGTCACCATCAACACTTTTGTAAGTGTCTTCTGATAACTCTAGAATCTCACCTGATTCAGTTTTCAGTTTCATATTTGTCTCCTTAAAATTATCTTTCTAAATGAATTCTGTTTCAATTATATTTATAAATTATCGTATTTTACAGATTATTTATGAATTTGTTAAATACTTCCATCATCTTCTCTTCTAAATCCACACTTTTTGTTTTGTCGATTTCTTTCTTTGCTTGTGCAATCTCTGATTCTTGGAATATACCATTATTCCATATCCACTCTTTCCCTTCCATTATTCCATTTACAAATGCATCTGGAGCTGAAGGGTCTGCAACAATATCTGCTGCTGTTGCAAGATAGAAATCATCTTGAACAATATTAGCACCATTCTTTTGTTTCATTGAACCCATACCTCTTGATGAAACACCAAGTCTAGCACCTTCTTTAATTAGATTTTTAACTATTCGTCCATATGGTGTATCCATTATCTTAGCACGACCAACATAGTTACTACCGTCTTTTTTCAATTCGGTAATCATATGTGATACACGGTCTAAATTGATGCCAGGACCTGATGGATGACCAAGTTCACCAAACGCACGATTCTCGTTAACGTATGTCTCAGTGTATCGTTGTACTTCTCTATCCATTGTTTTCTGTGGATATATACGACCATTTCTATTCTTCTTCTCTGCTTGTAAGAATACACCTTCAATAAAGTAACTCTTCTCGCCAGTCTTTTTCGACTCTGTAACTAACTGTGTTAAGTCTTCACTAATCTCTGTAATAAGTCTCATTGTCTTACTCCTATTTTAGGTTTATTGCCTTGCCAGGTTTTGCAGTCCTCATTCCGAACGCTTTACGTTTCTTCATACTCTTCTTTCTCTTTCTAAGAGCTTTTACTTGACCACCAACATTTTTCTTACGTGCTCTAGCACCCTTTCTGGCAACTTTCTTACGTTTTGCAACGCCCATTCTTTTATTCTTTTGTGCTTTAGTGTAAAGTGTTTTTTTAACTTTCTTCTTTCCACGAACCACATATTTAAATCTTTCTGATAGTACATCCCATTCGAAAAGAGACTGGTCTTCTTCCTCAACTTCAGAATATTGTTCTTTAGTGAGAATCAGTTCTTCATCTTCTATAATGACAAACTTATCATTGAATTCGTTAAAACTTAACATACTACTCTCCTTGAGTATCGTTATCCTTTTTAGAGAATAAAGTCTTAGATAATTCTAGCTTCTTAGAAGCTATAGCAGAGAAGAGTCGTTGTTTTAACAACGAACCAATACCAGTCGAAAACTCGTGTGCCTTATCATTTCTCGCCATATTTAATACATCTTTAACAGTTGTTTCACTCATAATTAATATCCTCCATCCTCATCTTCTTTAGGTTTGTATTTAGGATCAGACATTTCTGCCTTAATCTCTTTATCCATCTCAGTCATTTCATCTTCTGATTGTTGTAGTATACTTCTTCTAACCCATCCGTGAGATACATACTTACCAACATAATCATTTAAATCTCTTAAGATTTCCATTCTTTCTTTTAACATTTCTGCTTCTTTTAATTCAGCAAAATATGAGTCGGAATTAAAATCAAAATCAATATTCTCTTTAAAGTCTTTCCACTCTACTTTAGTTATAATACCTTTGGCAACTAATTGAGCTCTAAGTAATTGGTAGAAAATCTCACTAAATCTCTTTCTTAATTTCTCTACAAACTTATTAAACTTAATCTCATCTCTACTAATTTCAGCAGACCTACCAAGTGAAAATCCACTATCCGTCTCCATTCTCGAAATTGGTACGTGCAATGCCTTGTAGACTTTCTTCTGAAAATAAAGAATATCATCTATATCTCCAAGGTTCTGCCCACCAGGAAGTGTAGTAATCTCTGTACCTTTACCACCTTCTCTACGAGGTAACCAAAAATCTTCCATCATTGTCATCGTATCATTCTGGTCTTTAGTAGTACCAGTAGTAGCATCATAAACAATTTTATTCTTATACTTGTTCATTACACTACGTAAATATTCTTCCGCACGACCCTTTGGAAGATTACCAACATCAATATAGAACACTCTTCTCTCTGGTGCTCTAGATAATCTATAGATAACTAGAGAGTCTTCAAGCATTCTAAGTTGATTTATAGGCTTAATAGCCTTATGTAAATAACTTAAAATATTCTCACTATGTTCATCTAATAGTCCTGAATGTCCATAACAGATTGCTTCATTAGCAATCTTAACACCACTTGTAGATGCTGCACCTTCAGGCGTATAAAGATAATACTCTTCAATACCAGTGATAATCTCTACATTCTGTTCATTCTTTTCTTTGAGAACTTCACGTATTTTTCTAATCAAAGTAGGTTCTATCCAACGAACCTCACGAATACCTTTCTTTAAGTTACCCTCATCCATTACAATATGGAAGTATAACTTACCGTCAATATACCACTTTCTGAACCACTCACCACCTTCTTTATTAAAACTGAGTAATCTGGTTATTTTTTCAAATTCTTCAGTAATTGCTTCTTTAATATTATCAGGTTGATCTAAGTTTTCCATGTTAATGGAAATAGATTCTTCACCGGGTTCGAATACAATAGCATCATTGATGATATCATCAATGGCTGATTCTGCCTCAGGGTGCTTGGATATTTTCCGATATCTCTCTATTAATTCGAAATCCGACTTATAGTCGAAATCAAAATTAATGGAGTAGTCGTTAACTCCACCGCCATGAATAACACTAGCACCATCCTCTTCCCGAGGTGGAACAAAAGACTTAGCTATTTTGGATTTATCCTTTTCCTTAAGTCTTTTCTCTAATCTGTACCCGAATAATTCAATTGGCATATGCTATCCTTTATCTCATAATATAGTAGTATATATATGGAAGAAATTAATCTTTCATTATTATCCTAACAAGGCATTAGCAATAGCACCACCAGCAGTATTAGCAACACCACTAGTATGGTAATCATATGCAAATGTTACAGTATATTCTGCAATAGCATCATTTGTCTCATATGACATATCAATTGTACCAATCTCACTTGGGAACAATCCTACCATTAACCATTCTCCAGTTACAGCACCAGCTGAACGTTCTAACATCTTAATACTAGCAGTTGCCTTATATAAAGGAGTTGAAGCGTTTACGTTGAAAGCAGAGTTACCAATGTACTCCATCCAACGTTCGAACTTCTCTCTATACTTGTGGTTTACATCATCCATTACTGTGACAGTCCAGTCAGCAAACGTTCTATCTCCAGCTACCTTAATCTTACGACCAAGATATGGAACTTCAACTACGCCAGTAGTTGCAGCAGGAACGTTTGAAGCTTTACATACAATTTTAAAGTCGCTGTCAAAGTTTGCACCAGGGATATTAATATTACTTATTTCTACCTCAAAGTGCGTTGGACGTTGCCACTCAGCAAAATTAGATTTAAATGTGTCTAAAGTTGAAATCGCCATTTTCTATCCTCCTTAACCTATTACTTCACTAAATGCAACACCAGTTTTGGTTGCCACAAATGTGAGTGTTATAAAATTAATACTCTTAGTTGGTTTGATGTAGAAATCAGCTCTAAACTCATTTGCATCAATAACCGTTGAAGTATTATTTGAACCGTCACATACAACTAAGTAATCAGACATTCCTCTTCGACCTTTAACGTCACGTAAGAAAGGATCAACTGTTGAAACAAATTGACTTCTAGTAAATGAATCGTTAAACTCAAATAAGAAATACTTAGATGCTCTACTAATTGCCTTCTCAATGAAGATAAACAATCTACGTACATTGATTCTATCAAATGCACTTGGTTTATTAGTCATTGTCTTATCACCCCAAAGTACTGTACCTTGACCTGGGAATGAAACAACTGGATTGATTGCATTCTTATAAAGTGTATCTCTGTATGCTTGTGCTGGATTAAAACCTAATTTAACCACAGATTTAATAGCACCACGATTTAAGCCACCAGGACTCCACCAAGGGTCTCTAACATTATCTGTGAATACACAAAGACCAGCGATATCAGCACTAAGATT